CTACAAGTCCGTGGACAAATGCTCACAGCGTAGCCGGTAAAATAGGGAAAGCATTGAGCCTTGATGGAAGTAACTACATCGAAGTCTTTGACCAGGACAGTTGTCAGTTTCCTTTAGATACAAATAGTTTTTCCGTTTGGATTTGGTTCAAGCGAAATACTACAGGTGTTACCGAGTATTTCTTTGATAAGCGGGATGGGACGAATGACGGATGGACTTTTTTCATAAATTCAGTAAATAGACTTTGGGCGTTTGTGCAATCATCTGGAATAATTTACAATGTAGCAACCATCACAGATACAAATTGGCATTTAACCTCACTTGTTGTTAACAGGACAGGCAATGCAACAATCTATTTGGATAATATCGTTGGTGCTTTAACCGATGTTAGTAATCAGCCAATGAATGTATCTAACAATCTTATTATTGGTGCGAATTACTCAGGTGGAAATAATTTTCACGGTCTGCTTGATGCCGGCGGAATAGTTAATAAAGCACTGTCCGCAGAAGAAAGAGCTTTTATCTGGAACAGCGGCAGAGGTACAGAGAGGCTTTGGGGCTATGAATATGGTCCTGTAGGCAGAGGAATAGCTAGAGGCATTATGCGAGGCATCAGATGATAGTACCAATGAAATATGGAACGGCAGATGTTATTCAAGGTATCCCCCTTATAGAAGCGGGTACTCCTGACTATAAGGCAAGCCCTACCTTAGCATCCGGCGATGTAAAAATAAGTAAGGACGGTGGAACTCTCGCCAATCTTAATACGTTGCCGGTTGTTACGCCTGCGAGCAGCGCGGATGTAAAAATTATCTTGTCCGACGTTGAGATACAATGTAAGCAAGCAGTAATTACTTTTATTGACCAGACATCACCGAAAGAGTGGGAAGACAATAGGATTATCATTCATACTTTTGGACATGCTGATGCTCAGCAGGCCTTTGATTTAAGTGTGGACTCAGGAAGTGAAATACTCGCTATGCAAGACACCCTTGATGTTCTCTTGCGTACGATCTTGGAAAGCACCATAATGACAGCGACTACAGTGTCTTCGTTGGCTAGTCAGATTAGTTTCACTCTTGTGGCAGGTTCATCTGACGATGATGCTTACAATGATTGCATGATTATACTTAAGAGTGTTTCAACGCCGGCTCGAAAAGCAATAGGTCTTATATCGGATTATACCGGCTCGTCGAAGACTGTGTCACTTGTAGCAGACCCCGGAGTGTTCACTCTCGCTGTCGGAGACGAAGTATTTGTTATGTCAGTGCCGAAGAATATAGCGGACATCAAAAAACTCCTCCGTGCTGATAAAATTATCGACACCGCTAAAACACCTTGGGTTGTTGACTACAAAGAAGAAGGAACGTCAACAAAGCTACTGAGCAAGACGATGCAGAATACAGCTGGTGCAAACATCACTACTGAGAATAATGTTCTTGGACAGTTAGAACAGGAGTGATTTATGTCTAATGTGTATGTAAAACCTAAACCAAGAAAATCTAAACCTAATATAAAGCCTGCTGGGCAGAAACCATCTAAAAAGAAACAAGAAAGTCTGTATATTGGAGCAAGAATAATGGAAACAATAAAAGCAGAAAAATTAGTTGCGTTGGAGCCGGGTAAAATTTATTGTATTCAGGTAGCAGCAGATGCGGATTTGGCTGAGGGCTGAGGTTGCTGAAGCCTTGTCAGAGGCGGCCAAAGCGTTTGATTTACACTTTGGCATACTTGATTCACGATGTAAAATGATAACACCTCCGGAAGCCGTACTGGAAATGATGAATATATAAGGAAAACACTTATGACAAGTGAAGAATTTGATTATCCAACAATAACTTACGGAGGCAAAATGGGGTGGTGCTATTCTAAAGCGGCCGACCACTGGAGTTTGTGTCTGCTTTATTGGATTGTGCGTAAGTTGGTCTGTCTGGTTCGGCAAGTTGCAAGCATAAGGAAATTGTTTCACACATCTGGGTTTATACACAGAGGCAGAGGACGTCATTTTGTATATTCTATAAATAAAGGTAGAAACTATTGATGCTGACCACACAAGAAATAAAATGGCTAGGTGAGTCACTTGCTCTTTATGATCCTCTAGATGATACGCAGTGTGATTTTCATAAGTCGCAAGCTAATATACGCTGGCTCTTTGGCGGAAACCAAAGCGGCAAAAGCCACACTAATATGATGGACCTGACGCAGTTGGTTTTGAACGTGCATCCTTTTAAGAGTATTCCGTTAGGACTTCACTGGGTAGCGATAGAGAGTTGGGAACAAGTTAGAGATATTCTTTGGGAAGAAAACCTGAAGTTATTTATACCTCCGCACCATATTTTGAACATTACTTACGGACAGGACAGGGTGCCTAGAAAAGTTTTTCTCAAGAACGGACACACAATAGAGTTCAAAGCTTTCAATCAGGGAAGAGAGTTATTTCAAGGTAGGGCGATCAACTCTTGTTATTGTGATGAACAGTGTCACCATGATTTTCAAGGTATATTTAATGAGATACAAGCGAGGCTAATGGCGAGGTCTGGGTTCTTATCGTGGAGTATGACTCCTATTATTCCACAGCCTCTTTTGGAAGAGCGGATGGAAGAGCTGCCGAACACGGACGAGGTTTTTCACGCTGATTTGAATTCCAATCGTAAAAGTAACGGTGGCTATATTCCTGATGTACGTGTTGATGATATGATCGCTGAGTGGCCTGAGGAAGTTCAAGCCACACGGATTAAGGGAAGGTTTGCCTCTTTCTACGGGGCGGTTTACAGAACTTATAATCGCGGTGTTCATGTCATTAGGCCGTTCAAGATTCCGGAAGAATGGCCTAAGTATAGAGGATTTGATTTTGGCTTCACAAATCCGTTCGTAAGTCTATGGCTTACAAAAGACAAAGATGAAAATTGGTATGTCTATCGCGAGTATTACAAGGCGAGAACAGGAATTGGCGAACACATTACTAATATCAAACATCTTAGTGTAGACGAGACTTATATAACGTCTTGGGCAGACCCTGAGAACGCAGAAGATAGGGCAGAACTTCGCAAAGCCGGTATCATTACGAAGCCCGCTCAGAAAGCTATTGCTAAGGGTATTGAAATTATACAAAGCAAGCTTAAAGTAAAACAGAATGGCAAACCTAGTCTGTTCTTTTTTAATACTTGCAGGAATACATGCAGGGAAATGTCGACTTATCATTATCCGACGGGGTCTAGGTTGAAGAATCCTGCGGATATTCCTTTACAAAAAAATGACCACACTTGTGATAGTGTGCGTTATGTTATTTACTCAGTAGAGAGGCCTGGAAAACAGGGGCATATCTGCGCTGCTTAAAAAATGAAAGGAACTTAGAAATGAAAAAGCAAGTGATGATTAGTTGCGCGCTTAATAAGCATTGTGTTATATCGATTGAGGAGTCGCATGTCAAGGGACTTATAAGTGCTTTTACGGCGAATAAGGATAGGCTTGTTCATCTTAATGATTACTCGCCCTTGGATGACCCAATTCCTGATGAGATTTATATAAAAGCTTCAACTGTTGAGATGATTATAGTGAAGCCAATGAGTAACATTGCGATTCCGGACCAGAGAATTCAGATACCAATAGGAGCGGCACCGGTAGCATAATGACAGATTCAAAAAAAGGACATGTATATGTGCAGACTTCAAAAGGGGTATACCCTCTTTCTGTGCTGCAGAAAGCCGAATCAAAGCAGTCTTCTAAGCAGATTAAACAGACCAGCAGGTGGATGACAGAAAATGATTTGATTCCTCCTCCGTATTCTCCGGATGTACTGCTTACGCTTTATGAGTCTAATTCGGTTTTTATGAGGTGCGTTAATCAGCTTGCAATTGATGTGGCGGGTCTTGGATGGAGTCTACAGCTTCAAGATGGCAAGAAAAAAGACAAAAGAGAACTAGAGAGATTGCAATCACTATTGCAAAAACCTAATCAGGATGATGCGCTGCGTACTATTTTTAGGCAACTGTTGATTGATTGGGGTTCTGTAGGATGGTTCGGTCTTGAAGTAGTACGCAACAACAAAGGAGAAATTGTTGAGCTTTATCATGTACCGGCGCACACTTTGCGAGTGCACGAATCACAGAAAAAATATTGTCAACGTCGCAATAACAAGAAGGTGTGGTTCAAGAAGTTCGGTCTTGAGAAGAACATCTCTCCTAAAGATGGAAAAGAAGGAACGTTTTCTGTAGAAGACAGAGCTAATGAGTTGATATTCTACAAGAACTTCTATCCTAAGTCGGATTATTATGGGGTGCCGAATGCTATAGCTGCTGTTGGAGATGTCGTAGGTCTTATTGGCCTGCGGGATTATAATCTTGCCTTTTTTGAGAACTATGGAATTCCGTCTGCTCTGATTGTTCTGGAGGGAGAGTGGGACGAGGGTTCTGACAAGAAGGTGATGGAATTTCTCAATAAAGAAATTAAGGGCACTGACAATGCGCATAGGACTTTGGTAGTTTCTCAACCTGATGGCTGTAAGTTTAGCTACACTTCTTTAGGGGTCGAGGTAAAGGAAGCTAGTTTCAGACTTTACGAACAAGCGCGCAAAGAAGCGATACTTATTGCATATTCTATGCCTCCGGAAAGAGTGGGAATTCGTATAACGGGTACGCTCGGCGGTAATGTTGCTGAGGAGGCCACCCGCATTTATGTGCAAGGTGTGGTAGAGCCTTTGCAGTGTGATTTGGAAGACATTGTAAATAATAAACTTTTACAGTCTGAAGTGTATGAGTTTAAGTTCGAGAACATTGACCTGCGTAACTATGATATGTTAGTTAAGCAGTATGGATATCAAATAGAGCGTGGCATGATGACACCTAATGAAGCAAGAAACGAATTAGGACGCAAGCCTTATACTGATGGTGATAAGTTCTATATGATGAGCAGCCTTATCGAAGCGGGATCGCCTGATGAAAATCTTGGTAAAATAGAGAAGGAGTTTTTAGATGAGCAAGAGTAAATCTTATGG